CAGTTTGGACTTCATGTTGGGCTTCAGTATGGGCTTCAGGTTGGGCTTCAGGTTGGGCTTCAGGTTGGGCTTCAGGTTGGGCTTCAGGTTGGGCTTCAGGTTGGGCTTCAGGTTGGGCTTCAGGTTGGGCTTCAGACGTAATATTCATATAATGTGTAGGAAATGATGCAACCGGTAAAACATGGGACGGTATAGTACATTTAGAATTAATATGTGATCTAGATAATTTAGAATGTATTTTTGACATTATTATATATAATAAATATAAAAAAATTTATTTTGAAAAAACTAATATTAAAAATAATTAAATTTATATTTAAGAATATGCTGCCCAAATAGTACCATTGGAATAAAAGGTAGTACCAGCTGATGTTAATTGTTGTGACCCTGCGCTATTTGATAATTTAGTATATGAACCATCTGTAACACCATAAGCGACATTATATAATACGGTAGAATTTGCTTGTAAATTAAAATATCTACCTGCTGATTTTGGAGTAGCAACTCCAGTTGATGCTACATCAAAAATTTTGGTTTGTGCAGAACAATCACAAATTGATGTTGCCGCTAATTTAGTTAAAACTGCTGAACCATTAGTTTTATAACCGTTATTTGCAACAAGTGCATCACTTGTTGAACTAAAAATAACACCACTTAAATCTGTTAATCCAGTTGTTGATGACCATATAGTACCATTATATTTTCTAAGTATCTTAGTACCAGAAAATCCACCAGATGCATCAACTAAATAATCACCTGTTACTGCAGGAGTAGGCCATGTATTATTATCACTAGCAGTCTTGACAGCTGCAGTAATAAAAATACAATTTTCGGATACATCAGTTGTTGGAATAGTAGCTGCAACTGATGTACTGTTATTACGAACAAGATTTGCTTGAGTAACTTGTGAATTTACTTGATTCTTGAGTATTTGTGATTGAAAATAAATAGCATTAAATTGAACCATTTATATAATATTATATTATAATAAAATAATTATTATACTTACTTAAAAATGTATTAATATTTTTTATATATTTTTTAAGAATGAACGCAATTGGTATAGATCTTGGGACAACATATTCATGTGTTGGATTTTATAAAAATGGTGGTGTTGAAATTATTTCGAATGAACACGGCAATAGAACAATCCCATCATATGTTTCTTTTACAGATGATACGAGATATGTAGGGGAGGATGCAAAAAATATGTCGAGTCAAAATCCTAAAAATACAATTTATGATGCGAAAAGACTAATAGGACGAAAATTTTCAGAGCCAATAGTTCAAGCAGATTGCAATGGATTTCCATTTAAAGTAACTTCAAATGAAAACGATGCACCATTAATTGAAGTTGAATATATGGGAGAGACAAAACAATTTTATCCCGAGCAAATATCCGCGATGATTTTAGAGAAAATTAAATTGCAAGCTGAAAAATATCTAGGCAATGTTGTTAATGATGCTGTAATCACTGTACCTGCATATTTTAATGATGCTCAACGTCAGGCTACAAAAGATGCAGGTAAAATTGCAGGACTGAATGTACTCAGAATAATTAATGAACCAACTGCAGCAGCAATCGCATATGGTTTACACGAGACACAAGAGAAGAATATTTTAGTTTACGATTTAGGTGGAGGAACATTAGATGTAACAATATTAACAATTGATGGAGGCGTATTTGAGGTTAAATCAACATCTGGTGATACACATCTTGGAGGTGAAGATTTTGATCTTGCATTACGCGATTATATTTTATTAACATATGCCGATAAAAAATTTCTCAAACTTAAATCAATTAAAGATGATGTTAAGAAATTAATTTGTAATGAATTTAAACTTATAAATTTCATGGATATATTAAAGAAAGAATTTTTAATTAATGATGAATTAGATGATAATGTTAAGAAATGTCTTGAAACTGTTCACCAATACCAGAGAATGAGACTTAATCATAAATTGATGAGAAAATTATTGACTCACTGTGAATTAGCCAAGAAAACTCTATCAAATAATACTATTGCTACAATTTCTATTGATAATTTCTATGATGGAGATGATTTATCATTACAAATTACTAGAGATAAATTTGATCAATTATGTGGGGAATATTTTAAAAAGGCATTAATTCCAATAACACAGGCATTAGCTGATGCAAAATTAATGGCTAAAGATATTAATGATGTTGTATTAATTGGTGGTTCAACAAGAATTCCAAAAGTTAGACAATTATTAGAAGAGCTATTTCCAGGTAAATTAAAAACAAATATTAATCCAGATGAAGCCGTTGCATATGGTGCGGCAGTACAAGCAGCAATTTTATCAAACAATGGAGATGCTACAACAGATGCTCTAGTATTATTAGATGTTACACCATTAAGTTTAGGGATTGAAACAGCTGGTGGTGTGATGTCTGTAATGATTAAAAGAAATACAACAATACCAGCAAAAGTTGAACAAATATTTTCAACATATTCTGATAATCAACCAGGAGTAACAGTAAAAATATTTGAAGGTGAACGATCAATAACTAAATATTGTAATCTTCTTGGAACATTTGAATTAACAGGTATACCACCTGCTCCAAAAGGGGTACCTCGGATTAAAGTATCATTTACAGTTGATGAAAATGGTATAATGAATGTTGAAGCAATAGAAGAATCGACCGCAAACAAAAACAGAATTATAATTGAAAATAAAAAAGGTAGATTAAATGATTTAGATATTGATAATATGATAAAAGAAGCAGAAAAATTTAGTGAAAATGATAAAGAAGTCAAAGAAACAGTTGAGGCAAAAAATCATTTAGAAACATATTTATCTTCTATTAAAAGAACTATCGAAAATGTAGACTTCAAAACAAAATTAGATCAAACCTTCGGTGAAGAAAAATTTGCTGAGATATATACAAAAATTATTGATATAGAAGAGAAACTTGAATCGTCTGAGAATAAAAAAACAGAATTAGAAATAATGTATAAAGATTTTGAATCATATGTTTTACCTATTATAAAAGATGTTCTCTAAATTTATTTTAATTTCTTTTTTAATTTATTAATAATATAAATGTCAACAGTTTTAGTTACATCTTATAATAGATTTACTATAGATTTATCAACTGCATATTCAAGTTATCCTACATATACATTATCAAATAGTAATACTGCATCAGTATATTGTCATTTAAGTTTATTATTATCAACAAATGATGCAAATGCAAGCATTACTATTACAATTGATTATTACAATGGCAATTCAATTGATCATACAGATACATATATTTTAAATACATTAAATAAAGAATTTGATAAAATAATTAGATTATATACAGATAAAGCTATAATATCATTTACATATGCATCAGTTACAGGAAAAGTATTTGGTATTATAACAAAAAATACAGAAAAAGATCAACAAAATTTAGAATTTTTAAATAAAAGTTCATCAGGTAATCCCGATACCATACAACAAATTAATCAACCAACTTTATATGATGCATTTGGTAGATTAAAAGTTTCCAATCCATTTACTATATTTGATTCATTTAATAGATATACAATATCTGATAAATTTTCAACATATATGGATGTTTCAAGTTCATTAACATTAAATGCAGATTCATCATTAAGTTTAACATGTGGTAATTATGCAACATCGGTTGTTGTTAGAGAATCAAAAACAGTATTTACTTATCAACCTGGAAAATCATTGTTAATATTAACTACTTTTACAATGAATACCCCACAATCCAATTTAATACAACGTGTAGGATATTTTAGTCCAAATGATGGATTATTCTTAGAAGCATCGGGAACAACAATAAATTTTGTTAAGCGTGCTCAGGGAATAGATACAAAAGTATCTCAATCAAATTGGAATGGTTCAAAATTATTAGGTGAATCACCAGATCTAATTACTCTTGATATATCTAAATCACAAATTTTATGGATTGATATTGAATGGTTAGGTGTAGGTTCTGTTAGATGTGGATTTATTATCAATGGTAAATTCTATGTGTCACATACCTTTCATCATGCTAATATCATAACGGGTACATATATGACCACAGCGTGTTTGCCAATAAGATATGAAATTAAAAATACTTCAAACTCAACTGGTGGTACATTAAAACAAATTTGTTCTTCAGTTATAAGTGAAGGTGGCTATGATGCTGTAAGTATTGTAAGACATATTGGAACAGATAATTTTACAAAAACACTTTCAATAAATAATATTTTTATTCCATTTGTATCAATAAAATTAAGATCTGATCGTTTAGATGCAAATGTATTATTATCACAATTATCAATTGGTAATACTGTGGCAAATGTATTATTACAATATAAAATTTTATTAAATGCTACTTTAACAGGTGCAAACTTTGTTAATTATGATTCATCATCAAATGTCATGTATGATATATCTGCAACTGCAGTAAGTGGTGGAAATTTAATGAACAGCGGATATTTTAATCAAAATAATACTATTGAGCTAGCCTCAATTAAAGATTTTAATTTACAATTGGGTAAATCATTAACATCATATAATACATATACGTCCGATATTGTTACTGTTGCTATTTCATGTGTTTCTGGTAATAATCCAGCTGTTGGATGTTTAATAGGCTGGTTTGAACCTATATCAAGATAATCTATTAGAATTTACAAGAGCAATTAAAAAAGATAATAATTGTGTATCGGTATCCATATATTTAGATAATTCATACATATATTCAGATATAATTTTTAATAATTTTATCTTTTGTACATCAGTAAAATCATTACAAATATTTAATTTTAAAACTGAAAATGAATTATTAATAATATCAATACCAGTAAATCCCTTCGATTTTAATTCATCACATTTTATTATAGCATTATTTAATTGTTTTGAAATACAAAATTGTAGTATACTTTTAATTAATAATGGAGGTGGCTTATCACATGCCAATGCAACCGAATCAAATGTTACTTCATAACATCTATCAACAGTTAATTGAAGTATATTTATAGCATTACGCATATCGCCATTAGAAATTACAGCTAATTGTTCAATACCATCTTTTTTATATTTTACATTTTCCATAATACAAATTTCAGTTAATCTTGCTTTAATAAATTTTTCATCTAATCTAACATAACGAACAATCTTACATCGAGATTGGATTGATTCAATTAATTTTGATGAAATATTACAAGTAAAAACAAATCTACATGTTTTACTATAACGATCAATTAAGGAAGAAATAATTGGTAATGTTTTATCACCCATATTATCTGCTTCATCAAATATAATTAATTTATATTTGCAATAAGGTGATTTAGTATCATCTTTATAAGATAATAGAAAATTACAAAATGGAATAATAATATTATTGATTGGCTGAATACCCCTGTCATCTGATGCATTTAACTCAAGTACTGCTTCATTTACATATGGTCCATATAATTCTCTAATCAAACATAGGAGTGTAGTTGTCTTTCCAATACCTGGTGTTCCGGTTAAAATCATATTTGGAATTTCTTTTGTTTTAACAATATTTTTTATCTCACTTAAAATAGATGGGTCGACGTACATATCATCTATTTTTTTAGGTCGATATTTTTCAATCCAAGGTATTTTTACTTGATTTTTTATCATTAATTCTATGAATATATTAAATAAATTATTTAGTATTTAATATATTTGGATTCAATTTTTATTTATTAGAGTAATAAATAAAAATTTTATATATTTAGATTCAATTTTTATTTATTAGAGTAATAAATAAAAATTTTATATATTTAGATTCAATTTTTATTTATTGGAGTAATAAATAAAAATTTTATATATTTGGATTCAATTTTTATTTATTGGAGTAATAAATAAAAATTTTATATATTTGGATTCAATTTTTATTTATTAGAGTAATAAATTAAAATAATCTTTTTTTAAATTTTTCACTTAATTTAACAGGAATTGAATATTTTTTAGTAGATTTTTCTGTTGCATTTAAACAATCTAATATATTAGTAGATTCAGCAGCATCAGTTTCATTATTTTCTCCTTTATCAAAATCTACTAAATCAACATTTAATATATCTTCCAATTTATCATTATTTTTTTTATCAAAATCACTATCGGTAAAATCATCGTCTGCTATATAATAATCTTCTATATCAAATTTAGATTGTTTATAAAATTGTTTTCTTTGTTTAGTATGATTAATAAATGCGGATAAATGATCAGAAAAATCAACAATTAATGGTTTTAAATCACCATCAGTTAGAATTTTTCTCATAACTCTACCAACTGACTGAATCACATCTTTTTGTGAAGTTGCTAATACAACAGTATTTAATCTTTCAATATCCAAACCTTCTTTTGCCATTGCATATGTCGCAAAAAATATATCTCCTGATTGTTCTGCTTCTTCACGTTCTTTTTTTTTCAATGCACCAATATAATATCTCACTTTAATCTCATTTGGCATTAATTTTCCAGAAGCAACATCGGCTTCAATTAATTTTTCTAATCCTTGTTTCATCTCATCTAAATGAGATATTCTTTCTGACAAAACAATTATCTTTCTGTCAGGATCTTTTCTTATTTCATTTATAAGTGAAATTAAATGTTGTGTTCTTTGTTTCAGTTCAACTAAATTAGACATCATTTTAATTACATTTGGTTTTCCAGCTTGTTTACCCCAAGTAAATATTTTTTCAGCAAAATTTTTTTGACTTGATTTATAATGAAAAACTTTAACAATTACTTGATCATTTACCTTAACCGCTTCCTTATATATAATTGGGCCTAAATACCAATGCATAACTTTAATTAAACCATCACCTCTATATGGTGTAGCAGACAATGCTAATTTATATTTGGTATTAATTTTTTTAAGAGAATTTGAAAATACTTTAGATGCACAATGATGAGCCTCATCGTATATGACAAAGGAGAAATCTTTAAATGTATCATCGTCATAATCTTTCATTGAAATTGACTGAATCATACCAATAACAAAATCAACACCCGATACATCAATAGTTTTGCCGCGAATAGTTCCAATTTTTCCATTTGTAAATTTTTTTAATACTGATGTCCATTGATCCAAAAGAAAACTTTTATGAACTATAATTAGTGTTTTAACTTTTAATTGACATGCTACATATATAGCCATTAGAGTTTTACCACGTCCACATGGTACTGATAATGCGCCTCCCCATTTTTCTTTTAATGTATCTATTAATAAATTAGTAATTGGAACTTGATAATCTCTTAACTTACCTAGAAATTCAACATTTATTGGTGTTTCGATTAATTTATTCTCAACTGATCCATACTTTTCAATACCCCAAAATGTTGGCACACATAAATATTTTTTAGTATTAATATATAATTTATATTCAGATGTATCATTATCTTCGAAACCTAAATCAAATATTTTTGGTTTAACAGTTAGTTCATCTTTAATTTGTTTAATTATAACATCAGAATAATCTTCTTTTTTAATATAATAACCATGTGTACTAATATGAGATCCCTTTATCATTTATTTATAATATATATATAAATAATTTTTAATATATATAGTTTTTATTTAATATAAAAAAATCAAATTTTAATCTTTTCAAATTTTTAATAATTAAAAATAAATTATTAAAAATAAATAAAAAATATAGATATTATAATATAACAATGGAATCAATTACTTCAACTGCATCAGCAGTATATAACAAGAGTAAAAAAACTTTAACAAATGAATATGTTTTAGCTACATTAGCAGTATTAGCTGTTACATATGTTGGTGGATTAGCTCCTAAATTACCTACAAACGTAATGCATGCTATGGATAATATTGTAGTAAAAGGTGTAATGTTTTTTTTAATTGCTTTAGCCGTATCAAGAAATGTAATAGTATCTATTATAGTTGCTTTAGTAGTTTTAGCAGTAATATTAGCTGTTCAAGTATATCTTAAAGATGATACAACAAATAGTCCAGTAACTGAACATTTACAAGTAAATAACCGTTTACAAAATGGTCCAATTAATAATGTAAACCCATATAGTAATCCAGCTCCAGTTATGATTGATAATAATGATGAATTACAAGAAACACAACCATTAGGTAAAGATTGGGCAACACAAGATACAACTTTTCCAGAAGGCTGGAATAATGATTGGGATGAATATGAACAACCAGCTCAATATAATATGAATGTTTCTGAATCTGCATCACACAATGATGGTTCTTGTGTATCTAATAACTACGTTAGTGCAGCAATGAATGGTGTATTATTAGCGCAATCATCGCAATCATCGCAATCATCTGGGACTGAACATTTTACTGAACATTTAGAATCTAATAGTCCAGTAATTAAAAAAGGCGTATATCCAAGAATTAAACATGAAGAACATAATAAAAAATAGATTTATAAATAAATACGTGTAATTTTTATATGTCCTTGAAGTTTAGGTGTAATAAGTGTTTCTGTCCGATTACCATGACATTTTATCATTAACAACATATAATTTTTTTTTGTCATCATATCCTTTAATCGGTTTGGAAAAATATAAAAAAGATAAAGGATAATAATATTAACAATAAAAATTTCTTTTTTTACTTTTTAAATTATCCTTTATCCTTTAACCGGTTTAGAAAAACAAAAAAAAGATAAAGGAGTGTTAAATAAGTTTGATGTTAAAACACCAATAAACCATTTAACGGATATGGCTATCAAACGATTTGGAAAAAAATAAATTGTTATTGAAACACCAAAAACCTATTTAACGGATAAATATTATTTTATATAATAAATAATAATGAAAGAAAATAAAATAATCCAATTTTTAGATATATCAAATAATCCTACAACAATTGATAAAGCAAAATCTGTTAAACTTGAATTGCTAGGGAGAGCTGGAGGTGAATATTTTGTAATTTCAATTGAATCATTAGAAAAAGTTTTACGTCATGAATGGTATTTAGATAAAGCAGGTTATCCGAAATCATATAGAGCTAGAGGTCATTGTTTACATCGTTATTTATTGGGTAAACAACCAGAAGGTTTAGTAATTGATCATATAAATAGAGATAAAAAAGATAATCGTTTAGAGAATTTAAGAATAATAACGGCTAAAGAAAATTCATACAATAGATCAAAAAGTTGTTCAAGTAACAATTTATATAAGGGTGTTCAAAAAAGAGGTGAAAAATATGTAGCAATAATATGTAAAGATGGTAAACGTCATGAAATAGGAGGTTTTAAAACAGAAGAAGATGCAGCAAAAGTTTATGACATGATGGCTGAAAATTTATTTGGTAATTTTGCTGGAAAAAATTTTAATTAATAAATTTTAATTAATAAATATTAATATATGAACTATATTAAAAAATTAATATTTTTATTTGTATTTATATTAATAATATTATTGTCATTCTTAATTTATAATAATAACAGAATAATAGAAAATTATACACCAAAATCATATCCCAATGCTATTAATATAACATTATGTCAAGAAGAGAATATGAATGAAATAATTAGTAATTCCGTTATTAATTCAATTAGTGATCCAATAATTGCTGATTTTGAACAAATTAATCCGGAAGAATTAAAAAATTTTAATAAAGATTTTGATTTAAATTTACTAAAGGAAATAAAAAATAATATAAAAACTATAAATTTTTATGAATCACAAGAATTAAAATCATTACCAAGAATTAAAACATATATTGAAGATCCATTTTATAAAGCACATAATCTTGAAAATATAGATCAGCATGAATTAGTAACATCAGATTATAGTATTATTAATAATATTAAATTAGAAGAAAATCAAGCATATGTTCCAAGAAATCATACTTTTCATATGTAATTTTAACTTTAATCTTTTTTATTTTTTAAATTTATAATATAATGTCTGAAATAGATGATTTTAAAAATGTATATAAAAAATATTGTAAAAAATATACATATACACCATTTTCTTTACCAGCAGTAGATAGAATTGTTGTATTCGGTGATATTCATGGAGATTATAAAATGGCAGTCAAATTATTGTTGATGAGTGGTGTGGCTGAAATTGTGAGTGAGAAAGATGATCCTTCGAGTTTAATTGAAGATGAAATAAATAACACCGATCATTTATTAAGAAAAATATATCATGAAAATAAAAGAATCTTATCATCAAAGTTATATAAAATGAAATGGATTGGTGGCAAAACTCATGTTGTTCAGGTTGGTGATCAGATTGATCGTTGTAGAATTTATGGTAATTTATCATGCGACCTGCCTGAAACAACATTGGGAGATGAAAATTGCGATTATAAAATTATGCAATTATTTACTGATTTACATGAACAAGCTATTAAAAAAGGTGGGGCAGTGATTTCATTATTAGGAAATCATGAGATCAAGAATTCACTTGGTAGTTTAGTTTATGTTAGTGTTAAAGGTATACAGGGTTTTAATTCATATGTTGATCCAGAAAATTCAGATGTAAAATTTAATGATGGATTTGCAGCTAGAAAATATGCATTTGAACCAGGTCATGAGATTGGTAATTTTATGGGTTGTACAAGAACACCTGCAGTTGTTATTGGATCAAATTTATTTGCACATGCTGGAATTGTTTCAGGTATGTTAAAAGATATCTCAGATGAAGAAGATAAATTAGATAATAAAATTTATGGATTAAATTATGATAATTTATTCCTAAATAAAAAGATATTTAAATTTAGAACACGTGATGATTTTGAACATGTTAATATTATAATAAAAAAATGGTTATTAAATTTAATCGATGAAACGAATGTTGATGATTTAATTAATATAACAGAACCAGATAAATCTATGTTTTGGAATAGAATTTTAGGTTCTTTCAAACCAGATATTAGTAAAAAAAAATGTTTTAAACATATTGATCGTGTATTAAAACTGTTTAAAATAAATAATATCATAGTAGGTCATACACCTCAATCAATGCAATTAGGATTAAATATTAATGGTGCATGTGATAATCATGTATGGCGTGTAGATACAGGTAGTTCTGCTGCATTTGATAGATATGATAAAATTTTTATGAGAAATGGAAATTTATTAGAAACAAGAAAATTACAATATTTAATAATAGAAAATGATAAAGATTTCAAATTATGTTATGAAGATAAATGTGAAAATCTTAATTAAAAATAAATTTATGCTTTGCCAGCTTTTTTGGCAGCACGTTTAGCTTCCATCTCTTTAACAACAGCAGCTAGTTTTTTAGCAAAACCGGATTTATCCGACATATATGCTGAAACAGTTTTAGATACTTGTAAATCATTTTCTTTGTACATTCTAGAAACTAAAGTGGTTAAAGGAATACCATCTTTAACAGATGAATCATCTGCTTTAATCTTTGATTTAATTTCTAATACATCTTTCATAAATTTAGGCATCTCTCTCTTCATTTTTCTGGACCCTTTTTTTGATTTTTTTTTACCCCCTTCTAATTCAAGTAATTTACGGGAACTCTTCTTGCTGGACCCTTTTTTGGATTTTTTTTTACCCCCTTCTAATTCAAGTAATTTACGGGAACTCTTCTTGCTGGATCCTTTCTTGGATTTCTTTTTACCACCTTCTAATTCAAGTAATTTACGGGAACTCTTCTTGCTGGATCCTTTCTTGGATTTCTTTTTACCACCTTCTAATTCAAGTAATTTACGGGAACTCTTCTTGCTGGACCCTTTTTTGGATGCAGCCTTGCGGCGTTTACCACCAGATACATTTTTTAATGATTTTACTTGTAAAACAGCATCTAAACTAGCTTGAGCAGCATGAGCAGCATTTTCAGTAGGCTCTGACATTTAATATATTATTATTATATATTATTAATTTTTTTAGAATAATAAAAAAATTAATATTTAATCAAATGAAATATTTAATCAAATGAAATATTTAATCAAATGAAATATTTAATAAGCTTTTCCACCTTTCTTAGATCCCTTCTTGGAAGCTTTTTTGCTACCTCTACGTTTGCCACCTTCCATAGCTTTACGAGAACCTTTCTTGGATCCCTTCTTGGAAGCTTTCTTGCTACCTCTACGTTTGCCACCTTCCATGGCTTTACGAGAACCTTTCTTGGATCCCTTTTTGGAGGATTTCTTGCTACCTCTACGTTTACCACCTTTCTTTGGGTTGGGATTCTGTATTATTTCACTTTCTTTACTAACATAATTTTCAACTTCATCATTTTCAGGTTTTACTGCTGCAGACATTTATAATAATATATATAAATATATTTTTATTTTTTTTAATAAAAAAATGATTTTAATTAAATCTATATTTTAATTCTAAATTGAATCAAAGAATAAACGCATTCTATAATTAAAAATGGGAGTACCTGGGTTTTTTGCATGGTTATTAAAATACAAAAATAATATTATTATAGAGAAAATTGATGTAAAAGTTGATTGTCTATATTTTGATGCGAATTGCTTATTTCATCCAAAATGTTTCGAAATGTTAAAATTACATTGGAATGAATCAAATATTAATCGACTTGAAAACAAAATGATATTACATATTATTGAATATATTCAATTTATAATTGATTATGTAAAACCAGTCAAATCAATATTTATCGCAGTTGATGGTGTGGCACCAATCGCAAAAATTGATCAACAAAGAAAACGACGCTATAAGTCATATCATGAAAATTTATACCGTAATCAATTAATGGATAAATATAATATTCCGCATAATGATTCATGGTCTAATGTTGTAATTACACCCGGAACAGAATTTATGCAAAAGTTAGATAAAAAAATTACAGAATTTGTTAATAAATTAAGAAATCAAAATAATCCGCTAAAGATTAATTATTCATCATATAAAGAAGAAGGAGAAGGAGAACATAAAATTTATAAATTTATGAAAGAAACTTATCAAGATAAAATGAATCTTGTACATGTTATATATGGGTTGGATGCAGATTTAATATTCCTATCATTATCTTCTCAATATTCATCAATATTTTTATTGAGAGAAACAGAAGATCTCAAAAGTGTTTCCACAAATAAAACGAAATTTTGTTACGTAAATATTGATGAAGTAAGAAAAACAATTAATCAATTAATAAAATCAAAAATAGAAAATGAAAATGTAATTACAGATTATGTAAAAGATTTTATATTTGTATGTTTTTTTCTTGGTAATGATTTTATTCCACATTTTCCATCAATTGATATTAAACGTGATGGAATGGATATTCTTATTAATTCATATTTAGATACTATATTTTATACCAATGAACCGATTATTAATGAAGAAAATAATATAAATATACAATCATTTAAAGTTTTTATTCATGTTTTAGCCACATACGAAGAACAATTTTTGAAAGAAAGATTACTTGAATTTTTGAAAAGAGAAGAACGAATGAAATGTCAATCGTCAAATAATTTTGATAAAGAAATTTTTGAATATGAAAATTTAAAGAAAATAGATAAAAAAGATCCATTTGATTATTTTAATAATCAAATACCATTTGATGTGAATAGATTCAAATATTATTCTCATCATTTTAATATAACATCAAATCAAAATGAATATATTGATGTGATATGTGAATCATTATTAGAAATTATTTCATGGGTAATAAAATATTATTTTGAAGGATGTACAAATTGGAGAATTAAATATGAATTTAATCATGCACCATTTATAACAGATCTAAATAATTATATTAATAAAGATATTTTTATTGAAAAATTTAATTCAATGCAATCTAATATAAAGCAAAATAAATTACCATTTACAATTAATCAACAATTAATATCAGTAATACCTGTACAATATAAAAATAAATTGCCATCAAACTTACACAAATATTATGGTATGATGGAATTAATAGAAATGTTACCAATAAATTTTGATATGGATTATCATTATAAAAGTAGATTATATTTATGTGATCCAATATTACCATATTTAAACCAAGATAAAATTAGAGAACTTGTTAAATAAATTTAACAATTAGAGAACTTGTTAAATAAATTTAACAATTAGAGAACTTGTTAAATAAATTTAACAATTAGAGAACTTGTTAAATAAAATTTAATAAAATGTGTTAAATTAATAATTATTTAATTAATTTATAATATATATTTTTTATATGAGTTCAAAAAGTTCACTTAGATCATCTGATCATAATAAAAATCAAGAAAACATAGATAAAGATTCTATTCCTATGAGAATAGAATTTATAAAATCATTATTAGATGGAAAAGAATTAAATTCATTAGTAAATTTTGATGAAACTGCAACAGAATATTATATTGGAGGTAATGATGACGATGAATCGGGTGATTCACATGACACAAGAATTATATTAAGAAAAAGATTATTAGATTTTAAAAAGATTATTGGTCAAATAGGTGGTAAATTAAAATATATTAAAAGTGGAACAACTGGACATACATTTAAAGGTATAGTTGAAAAACCAGATGGGAATTTTGAATATGCTATTAAAGTTGTTGCATATCCAAAAAAAGAAAGATATGGAAGTATTAATGATACGAGGCGTCCAGAAAATGCTGAATTAATGATGATAAAATTATTATCATATTTTGTGGTTAATAAACAAACACCGCATTTAGTTATACCATTTGGTACATTTAATACATCAATAGATCATTTTATAAATCTTGTAAAAACAGATAAAATTGATGATAAAAATGAACGTTATAAAGAATTTATTGATAGATATAAAGCTGGTGAATTTAGTTCAACAGTTTCAATATTAATTAGTGAATGGGCTAATCGTGGTGATTTATTGGATTTTTTGCGTAATCATTATAAAACATTAACACCAATTCATTGGAAAGTAATTTTATTTCAAATTATATCAACATTAGCTATTATCCAATCTAAATATCCGGCTTTCAGACATAATGATATGAAAGCAAATAATATTTTAATTCATAAAATAGATATACCAAAAGAATTTCATAAATATACTGTAATGAGAAATAAATATCGTGTACCAAATATTGGATATCATATTAAATTATGGGATTTCGATTTTGCATGTATTCCAGGTGTAATTGATAATATTAAAGTTGAGGCTAAATGGACAAAAAAAATAAATGTTACACCTGAACAAAACAGATATTATGATATACATTATTTTTTTAATACTCTAATGAGAAAAGGATTTTTTCCACAAATAATGACAGATAGTAATATACCTCCAGAGTTAAAAGAATTCATTAATCGTACTGTTCCAACAAAATATAGATCAGATCCAATTCATGTTCACGAAAAAGGTAGAATTTTAACGAATATTGAACATGTAATACCTGAACAAATATTAATAAATGATCCGTATTTTCAGGAATTTAGAGTAGCAAAAGATGTTAAAACTAAGAAAAAATATGATTTGAATAATTTATTACAATCTGAGAAACCAGTTATACCAAGAAGTTTATATACCTTACATGAAACTAATGATGAAAAGAAAGATGAAAAGAAAGATGAAAAGAAAGAAAATAAAAAAGTAGAAAGAGAAAAAGTCGATATATTAAAATTATTAGGTAATAAATCTGATTCAGAAGGTGAATCAAGAGATAATAATATTTTAGATATATTAAATTTTAATATCAAGAAAAAAAAATAATAAATTAAATAAAAATATAAAATAAAATTATATAATGACAGAGAATATTAAATATGATGATATAGAATATTGTACTAATTTATTATTTAATTCTATCTATGGTGTAAATGATAATTGTTATCAAATACAATCAATTAATAAACAATATATTACTATAAATGATTTAAAAAAACCATTAAATTTTAATTATACAAATATTTTTGGTGGTGAAATAAAATATCTAGGATTTTATAATAATCGATACCATTACAAAATTACACCAAAAAATTTACATTCATATGAAATCAAAATTGGTGAAAATAAATTAAATTTGAATGACATATCAAGACCAGAATTACAAAATATGACAATGATGTTATTATGTAGTGAAATTGTTTTCAATGAAAAATTTTTAAATTTCGAATTGCCCATTATGTGTTTTGATATTATAAAATCGGAAGTTGAAAAATTCATACCATCATTTAAAGATGATAATACAAAATTTACTGGAACAAAATTATATGCAATTGTAACAGAACATTTTTTAAGTACACAAACATTAAAAGAATATTTGGATGCAAATATTGAATCTTTAACACAAGATAATATAAGAAATATACTATTTGAAATATTTATAATCATTGCAAAATTAAATGAGAGATTTCAAAATTTCTCACATCAAAATATTAATTTATATTCATTAAAAGTTTGTCGTTTATCAAAACCAGAGAATAGAAAATATACTATTAGCGGTGCAACATTTAAAATATCAAATATTGATATTTTATTAAAATTAGGAGATTTTGATAATGCATTTACATCAGATTATAATATAGAAATGCAAAAATATAATCCATATATTGATATTAATATTATAATGAATCATTTATATACATATTTAAAATCTCATAATAAAATGGATAACAGCATTTTAGAATTTTTTGATGATATTATACCAGAAAAGTATAGACCGTCGATAAATATAGATGATTTTGATAAGAGTTCTAATATAACAATAACATCCGAAATTGTTTTAACAAAAAATAAATTCTTTAAAAATTTTATAAATATGGAATTTTCAGCAACACCAAGAAATATAGAAAAACTCGATGTAAAAGATTTACAAAATAAAGACGAAGGAATTTTATATATAGATTATAAAAATAAAAAATCTAATGAATATTATAGTATGTACAAAGGTGTAAGACAAATTGTCGTCCCAGGACTAAAAAACAATAAAAATAAAACAGCTTCTGAAGGAAGTATGTTTTTTAATGATGAAAAATCAGAATCACATCAAAGAAAAGACTATACAACTGAATCAACTGTCAATGATACTATAAGAAATGTCGATCCAAATGAAACCTCATCCTCTTCTAAAGTATCCCCATCAGAAGAAACTGTTAAAGATAAGAAATCATCATCATCCTCCTCATCATCAACTGATTCTGAAGTTGAAAAAAAAACTGATAAGAATGCAACTGATTCTGCATCAGCTGATACACGAGCTATCATGAGAGCTTTACAAGCTGAAGCAACAGATAAATCACCAAAAATGGCTCGTTCAAAGAAGAGTGCCAAGAATAAAAAAGGATCCAGAAAAAATAAAGAAGATTCATCATCTATGTCATCATCTGTATCAAATGTGATGGCTCGTTCACAAAGCTCAAGAAGAAATAAAGAAGATTCATCATCTATGTCATCATCTATGTCATCTGTATCTTCACATAATTCAAGATCTAATTCAAGATCTAATTCAAGATCTAATTCAAGATCTAATTCAAGATCCAAGCATGGTGATATGGCAAGTGAAGGTAGTTATAATGCAAATCTTAGTGCCAAACATAAATCTATGTTAAAGAACTTGCCAAAAGAATATTTTGATTTAGCACCTGAAGGTATGGTGCAAGAAATGATGCGCCAACAACAAGAAGGTTCAATGGGAGGTTGCCAACCAGGGGATCAGAGTTGTCATCAGGCACTGGCAGGAGCTCAAGTTGCACAAAATTATTTAAATAATTTAGGTCAAGTACAAGGAATGCCAGGAATACCAGTACAAGGAATGCCAGGATCAGGATATGGACAAATGCCACCAGGAATGCCTGCACCGGGATATTGGCAAATGCCACAAGGAGTGCAATTACCAGTACAAGGGGTGCAATCGGTACAAGGGGGGCAACCGGTACAAGGAAATCAAGGAGGAATGCCATCAGAAGGTTTCGGATTACCTCAAGTATCATTAGATGCAATTGATAACAAGATGAATGGATTTTTAAGTGGAATGGCTGGTGGTTCCAGAGAAAATGGTATGCAAAAATATTCACTTAGATTTGACCAACTCGGCGGAGATGGCAAATCTAATTTTTTTTTTTAAATGGCGGAGCTCAAAATGAAGATTTTTCAGGACGCGTGGTTCCAACATATGAACCAAAAAATAATCCTGATATACCAAGAGAAGAAAAACAAATTCATCAACAAAAATTTGAAGAAATGTATAAAGATAAAGAAAAAGCAGATGATAATTTAGCTAAAAATCAATTATTGAATCTTCAATTATATCAACAAATGCCACCCAAAAAACCATTTGATCCATCAAAACCACAAATAAATTTTCTCCCATCAATGGGACAGGGTCCATATATGCAACCATATTTGCCAGGGACATATGAAGGTTTTCAACCACAACCAATTATAAATTATAATAAAATTATTCAGATTGAACCAACAGGACCAACAGATAATCATGGTTTAGTAAATATGGTATATGAAGATGCTATAACATTTAAAAATTTAAAACAAGCTTACAATACAATATCAGATAGAAATACTCAGACAAAATATATTAAATCAGTATTATTCCCTGAAGGAAATGGTGATTCAATATCTTTCTCTGGTGGTGGTGCTAGAAGCATTTTATCACATATAAAATTTATGGAATTAAATCCATATAATACATATCGTTTTTCAAATAATCCATACAAAGGTATGCCAGATGGATTTTTAATATATCGTTCATGTTATCCAATTCAACGTGATCAAACTGGAATGATTGTGTGTGCTAGAAATGCAGTAACAGTAAATATACGTATATATAAATTATCAGTTTCAGCAGCTAAAATAAATAGTCAAGATAAATTACAATTTTCAGATTTTCCTCAATGGAGAGATGTTGCATTCTATGAATATATAAGAGAACATATCTTGAAAAAAAAAATATGTCCAAATTTTGTTGGCATGTATGGTTATTATACTTCAGATAAATCTGGTATTGATTTTGATCGTATAACTGCATTAAAATTAAGAAAACCATATAATCCACCAACATTTAATATTAAAGTTGGTATTGATAAATATCAACAACAACAGTTACAAGATGTTAAAAAAATGGCTAATGCATTTACACAATATTTACAACCAACCGCAACATCATTAGCAGGATTATCAAATATTACATCATTATCAAATGCTGGTATTTTAACATCAAAACAAAATCCATCAAATCTAGCAAATACAAAACCATTACCGGTTGATCCAAATGCATATGAAGGAGATGTTTTAGCAATATTAACTGAAAGTCCTACAATGTCTTTATATAATTGGGCATCAAAATTATACAAAATGAAAGGTAATGGTAATACAAAAATTATGGTCGGATCAGGTGTACATGCTGAAAATGTATGGATGTCAATAATATTTCAAATAATGTACGCATTATTAATATTACAAACACATTTAATTTATATTGAAGATTTTAATTTAGAATCTAATGTATTTATAAAATCATTAAATGACCAATCAAATGTTACATCATATTGGAAATATAAAATAAATAGTTTAGAATATTACATACCAAATTATGGATATTTAGTTATGTTAGATAGTAACTTTTCTGATATGGATGATCCACAACCAGCTACATTTGTAACTTCATCCACTACCCCCGCAACTACAGCTCCTACTGCTACTACAGCTCCTACTGCTACTACAGCTCCTACTGCTACTAGTCCAACAGTCAAACAAAAATTAAATGGTATTATTTATGATTCGACAATGGATTCAACTCAGATTAAAACAAAAGTATTTGAAATGTTTAAATCAGCAATAAATCCAAATAATTTTACTGGTGATTATATAAATTATGGTGGTGTTAAACCAGATGAAGATGTTATGAAAATATTAGGAAAAATGTATGACGATGCTACAGCGGCTGGAGCAGATATTGCTATTCAAAATTATATAACAAAATATATGAGACGTTTTATGAATAATAGAATTGGTACATTTTTAAAAGAAACAGAATATGTGAATGTTAGAAAAGATGATACCACAAATATGAAACCAGGACAAATAGTTGTACGCGATGAAGGTGTAGGTAATAATAAATTTGTATTGTATTTAGGTACTGATCAAACTGGATCAGCAACAATTTTAACAAAAAATGAACCATCAGATACAGAAATAATTGATATTAAAATACCATCAACATCTTTATATAATTATTCAAGATATGAAACAATACAACAAAATTATAATATAAATGAAGGAAATTTATCTGAAGAATCTATTTTAGAAACATATAACTTTGTTTTTTAATTAACTTTGTTTTTTTAATTAATTTTTTTTAATTTATAATATTATAATATAATGACCAATTGCAATAGTTTTGCAAATTATTCTTATTTGAATCCGCAAACATGTTATGTTGATTCCGCACCAGGATCAGAATTATTATTAAAAAAAGATGTTTATACAGGTGGCGCATTAAAAAATATCTATGCCAATCCATCTATGAATCTAAGTATTCAATCAAGACAAGAATATAATACCAGACCTGGAGGTCATACTGGTGATAAAATCTTAGGTAATTTGTTACAATCTAATGAAATAACACAATTATTCTTTTCAAAAGAAAATATAAAGAGATTACAAAGTAAAATTAAAACTACTATATATGATCAATCCAAAGGAAAATTTAAAATGGAAGTTGATCAAGATGAATCTGATCTTATTGTAGTAATGCGTGCAATATATTTAGATCAATGTAAAAATCTTCCCGGGCATACTGTTAGACAAGTTAAAATATTAAATAATAAAGTTATTGAACATATTATACCTGATATGATGACAAATATTAAACAATATTATGGTTATATTAATGATATATCAAAACCAATCACACCACCATTAAGACCAATGGCCACTACTGCTGCCGGAAGAAGAATTCTACCATCATTTACTAAATTTTATTTATAATATATATATATATATATATATATGATAGATTACCAACAAAAATACTTAAAATATAAAAATAAATATTTGCAATTAAAAGGAGGTATGAAAATAGTAGATTTACATAAAATGATTGTATCAAAACCAAATATACAAATAAAAAAAATTAATAAATATATAACGAATATTGAAATTGGAAGTTATAAATTTGAACTATCATATACATATGATGATGATGAAAATGATGAAAATGATAGAAATCGTAATAATAATTTAAAAAGTGTAAAAATAAGACATACATTACACGATTTTTATATGATTCTCGATATATATGAAATATGTAATAACAAGATATTTGGAAATATTATTAAATTTAATTTAAGTATTATACCTGTTGATTTTATTGTTCATATTATAACATATTTAGATTTAGAATATGTAATTGATGAATATAATTTTTTTGAATCTATATCATATTTTATGAAAATTAATATATTAAATGTTAATCTTTTTATACCATTTAATAAAGTTGATGATTACAAAATATTAATAGATTTTGATGAAGATACAGGTATTTGTAGATCACAAAAACGGCTAATGGAACCAGAAATTAACTATTCTATTAATTTAATATGGATCAATAAGGAAAAAGATATTGGCAAATGTTCATTACTTTCATCAGATGATACATATATAGTAAATGGTATAAAAAGAAATTATACTGATGTAATTACAGAAAAATTAAAAGATAATGAAAAAATATTTAGTTATGATTCAATAGATTTTGATTTAAATACAATGACTTTTAGTTTAAATGATTATAAAAATAAAATATTCAAAGTAAATTATATAGAAAACATAAAAGAATGGAGTAGAAAAAATAAAAAAAATAAAATAAATTTATGGTATGATAGTAAAGTAATATCTATAAATATATTAATAGAAACAATTAAATGGATATATCAATTTAATAATGATAACCAAGATGTTGTTGGTATATATTTAAAAAATATTCGAACAGCAAACATGCCAGATAATTCAACATTATTGAATATATTTGATAAAGTTAAACATGGAGTGATACATAATAATACTAGCACCGTAATAAATATATTTAGAAATATCTATTTACGAGTTGATGCAGCAAGATTATTTATAATATGGAAAGTATTACAAGAAAATGATTATTGTATTTATGTAGATTTAGATAGTACACCAATTGATCAAACGCAAATTTTTATTTTTGATTTTACATTAAAACGAGAACCAAAAACTGTTGTAATGCAAAATATGAAGGATAGTATAGAAATACTAGATAAATTTGGTTTTGTTCCAGGTATTATCAATGGACATACTGAGAATGGTTTTATGATATTTGGCAGTAAAAATCAGATGATTAAAAATTTTGTAACTGAATATTTTATATTCAAAATTTTTAATTTATTGCTTAAAAATAATATATACACTGATATTAATAATTCTAATAGGAGAATTTCATTAACCGATGCACAATTTATATATTCAGAAATTGGAGGGAAACATATGTTAGATATGTATTATGAAGAATTAAAAAGATATTTATTGAAACTACAAATAAACAAGGATAAAAAAGAAGAAGAAGTATTGCAAGAATATTTTGGAATAAATAAAGAAAATTTAAAAGTTGATTATAAAGAACAAATCTTAAGCAAGATATATAAAACAGTTGATGATATAGTACCACTAAGCATATTAAGTAGCATGTAATATATCCTTTAACCAATTATCCATTGAGAGATAGTAACCAAATTCAAATTTTTTGTTTGTCCATTATCTTTTTTATAATTTTCTAAACCAGTTAAAACATAATTATTAATTTTGTTAGTATGTGCAAGATAAAGATAAAAATAAAAATAAATATAATTTAAAAGTTATTAAGCTTTTAATTAGCATAGCAGAAGATAGTACCGTATTTTTGTGCAACTTCAACATAACCGATTTCACCTGGACCAGCTGGTGTTGGGTTAACAACAGTTATGGGTTTATTTTGGACATATTGACCACCATTATTTGGATCTTCGTGCATCATATTTGCAAGAAGAGGATTGTAATATAATTGTTCTACACTTGGTTCAGCTCTCATTATAATGCAAGAAGAACCAGCTGCGATATTTTCAGCGATGGGTGGTCTGTAGACAGTTACAACAGAGCGTAAATCATACATTTCACGACCTAACGGTAATTGTTCTCTGAAACCAACTGGTAAGTCATTAACTCTGGTTTGACCAACATTAAATGATTGATATGGCATAGAAGTGTAAGAGAATCTGTAAGCAAGATTGGTAACATTTACGGTTTGGTAACGTCTGTTAATGTGGAAAAAGACTAAGTTTTTGCTGAACATAACTGATTTGGTTTTGGGAACAAATAATTTATTCTCAATAAAGTAATCAGTTTGGTTGATAGAACGTTCGAGATGAATTTCAGGTAAAGGTAAGCCAGCATTACCTTGTACGAGTGTTGGAAGTCTGACGTTGATGATAGGGATTCTGAGGAAAGTTACACGGGATAGACCAGTGAAATTTGCCATACCCATATATGTACGTTGTACAAGAGAAGATACTTGTGTAAAAGTTGGTCTGAGAGAAAATACAGCTAATAATTTTCTAAGTACAGAACCTTCATCTTGGAGATGGTACATATCAGGGCTATCAAAATAGTTCCAGTCATATTGGGAAAGAGTACGTAAAAGACCAGTTACGCCATTATTATCATCGTAACCAGAAGCATAATAAATACCTTGACGGACGTTTATTACGTTTCTCCATAATTCAATTTGGATCTTAAATCTTTTCATAATGTTTGTAATAGGGGTATCATCAGAGAAATAGGCTAAAGAGTTAGGATCTTGAACAATGTCAGAAGTAAGTTCCCATTCGGCTTCTTCTTCACCTTCAAGTAAATTATCATATAATTGAATATGACGATTTAAGTAAGGTAAAGCACGGCGAAGTACTACACGACCAACGTTAGCTAAAAGCATACGTCTTTCAATAGCAGCAATCTTGGGTAAGAATAAAGCAACTACTACTGGGTGAATATGTGTGCTAACATTATGCTTGGTCTTATCATAAATACAAGAAAGTGCTTCAGCTGCACAATCTTTGTAAAGATTGAGTTGACTCTTGATATCAGCATGTAAAATGCGTGATGTTTCGAAGAGTTTAACAACTTCATTGAGAGGAGCATAGTCTTTAGATTGGATATTGAGTACTTGACCAGCAGGGGATTCAATTCCCATGAATTTAGACATTTCGGAATATCTTAAATCATTAACTGGGTTAAATGTATTGTATACATCACCTTTAAGAGCCATAGAAATGATGGCATCACGTTCAACAGCAGATAATTGATGTTTTTGAGCAAATTTGGTTGCTTTACTTACAATAGTTGGTACATCATGAAGGCCATAATGTTGGTCAATCTTTTCAATAAAACGTCTAGCATGTTTACGAATACGTTCTTTTGCTTCTCTGATTTTTTGTAACATAGATTCAACTTTGTCATCAGACATTTTTCTGTGGCGAAGAATAGATCTGATTTGTTCTTCGGGGATGTCTTGGTGTTTGACAAAGAATTCTAAATCATCGTCTTGGGTAGCATTCTTAGAAGTACGGTCCATTTATATATATTGAATTACAAAAAAAATATTTTATTAAATATAAAATATTTTAATTAAATTTTATAAAAAAAATTATTTTTATACTTTTTTATTTTTAAATTTTACTTTACGATTAATTTGAGGTTTAGATTTACTCTCAATTAAATTAGGACATGACTTTGTTAACAATTTTTTAGTTTTAGTCGAGATGATAAATTTTTCTCCTGTTATTTTATTTATTTTTAAAACAGATTCAATTATATTCATATCTATATTATAATCTTTAATTAAATTATTAATTTCATCATATTGTTCACTTTTTATTAATCCATATAGAATTTTATTAACATATATATAATCATTTAGCTTCATATTTTTAAAGTGTATATTTACAGGAAGAATATTTTTTGTATAATTAATTCTCTTAATAGATGTTTTATTAAGATCAATAGGATATTTTAACTCCGGATTAAAATTATCAATTGGATTTGATTTTGCATTTAATTTATTACTAATTATGAAAGATGGATTTATACAATGAAAAACAGCTTGTGTATCTCTAATATCATACGCATTATGATCATATATATAATTTTCAATAATATCACCTTTAGATAATGATGATGAAATAGTTTTAATAGTATCAAAATTTTTATTTCCTAATAATTTAATATAATGTTGTTGAATCATTAGTGGTATAATAGTTTTTTCAGTTTCGAATATTCTAATTATTTCATCAATCGAATCAAATTTGTATAATAATCTTTTTGTAGCAGTAAATATACTTATATCTTGATCTTTAACCTTTCGTGTCATTAAAAAATTATCTATGTCGATATCATTTATAATTTTTTTATTATAAAGATTTTTTATAGATTCTAACATTTCAATCAATATTCTTAAATCATTATTTGCTTGCTTAATAATTTTATTACATATATCTTCATTTTTAAATCTAATATTTTCTTTAACTGCTATTTTATAAAAAATAGTTGACACATCATCATGAGTTGGATAATTAATAGTAATTTTATATGCAATCTTTTTAATAAGATTAATAATTTTATTGTGTGTATCATTACAAATGAAAATTATTGGGAATAACCATTCTAATTCATTTAATTTTATTAAATTTGTTATAAAAAGCTTTTCATTTGTTGTAATAATATTTTCAACATTATCAACAACAATTACACGTTTTTTATTATTTCCATTAATCATTAATGAATAAATATTATTTGTAGAAATTTTATTAATAAAATCATCAATATCATCTACTTTATTAATTTTTTCAAAATTAATTTTATTAATAATATAATTTTTTTCCTCAAGAATTGTCATAACTAATGTAGTTTTACCAACTCCATGCGGTCCAGTAATAATACAACAGCTTTTATCATAATAACTATTAAAATCTTTTTTATTTACATCTTGATTATCAGTATCATTCTCATTTCCATTACCATCATTGTCATCAATATTAATATTTATACGTGAACGTTTTTTTATATATTTATATTTGTTAGAATTTGATTCATATGAATCAATCCATTGTGTTAACATATTAATTTTTTTTTCATTTATAGTTAGATCTGAAGATGTTTTAGGAAAATATTTTGTTGCTAAATATTTTGGACTACGATTAATATCATAAACTTCCATTGATAGATATTATTTAATTAAAAATTTAATTTTATGTATTATCTTTATCAATTTTTAATTAAATTAAATATCAATCAAAAAGTTCAATATTATCAAATTTACTTGTAAAAATAGAATTATCACATTCAGTATCAGATTCAGAATCTACATCATTATTGATATAATTTATATTAGCATTTGAATTTATTAATAAAATATTATTCATTATTGGTTTAAGCATAAATATATTATCAATATTTGGCTGATTTAATAAAACTGATATATTATTGTATAAAGGTTTTAATCCTTTTTTAGTTAAATGAACCCTAACACAATTATTATCCATACAATTTCCATAATTTAAATCATCATAACATATAGTATATTTAATTAATGGTGACCCGAATTTACAATTATATCCTCCATTACATTTTTTATTAATACAATCTAAACATGGTTTAGTAAAAATTAATAAATCTCTATATATATCTTTATGTTTATTATTATCAATAAAACTTAAATCCATATCATTATCTATTAGATCAAATATTTTCTTACGTTTTATATCAATTTTCTGTTCTTCTAGTGAATGTGCATATAAACATTTTTCAGAATATGTACATTTATTATTTAGTAATACATTTTGACATAAAATTTTTTTATGATTTGTTTTTTTTTCAAATTTTCTTATTCTAGAATTTAATGATTCATCTCTGGAATTTAAAAAATTTCGTTTTCTATTGGTAGATACATACATATTATGTGATACATCATTATATGTATCTTCATTATCTGTTGTATTATCTGATGATTCAGTATCCTCAAGTAATACATTATAAAAACTTTTAGACATTTATATTTGTATTAAATTAACAAAAATTTAAATATATTAATATATCTATTCATAATATATATGAATTTTCTTAAACGCAATAATCGTGAATATATATTAATTGGGATATGGGATCATTCTGGATTTGATAGTAAAGGTAATAAATTTATAAAACCAAAACAAAAACTAGAATGGAAAAATCAGGAATTTTTTATATCAAAATTATTAATTGTAGATTTATTATTAAAAAACACAAAATCATTTAGTTCTTATAAAACTAATAAAGATTGTTTAATTTGTGATGAAAAAAATATAACATCGGGTAGATATGTATTTAAAAATTTCATATGGGAAGATGGCCTAGAGCATTATGTTGCTAAACATAATTTTGAACCAATAGAACAATTTCAAGATTTAATCTTTTTTTATAAAGTAGATAAGAAAATTAAATTAGAAACAGAAAGATCATTAAAAATATCAAATATAGAATATATTAAAATAAATCAAAATCAATTATTAATATTTGATGCACTTATGAAACATGGAGGTTATACAAAAAAATATATTGATTTAAATGATAGTGAAAAATTAAGATATTCAGAACACGCTGGATTATTAGATTTCAATATGAATCTTCTTGATAGAGTTGTAGTTGCTGGTAATACAACAAGAGTTGATAAAGGAGATGATGAAATCTTTTTACCAAAAGATCTATCGGACCTTAAAGAATATGAATATATATTTCACACTCATCCACCGACTCCTAAACCAGGTGGAAGAGTTAAAGATGGTATATTATATGAATTCCCTAGTATGGGTGATTTATTACATTTTATTGATGCTTTCAATGAAGGTAAAGTATGTGGGTCATTAGTTATAACTTCAGAAGGTTTATATAATATAAGAAAATTAAAATTAAATCATGATAAAATATATGTAGATGAGGATAAAATGTTTAGAGAATATATTCATATATTTAATGTAATACAAGATGATGTAATTAAAGAATATGGAACTAAATTTACAGAAGAAAAATTTCACAAAAAAATAGCAAATGAAAAAAAATATTTTGATCAATTTAATTCAACAATGAATAAATATGGAATTCAGATTGATTTTTATCCAAGAATTAAATATAAAAAACAATGGTTTTTAGATAAGATATATTTGCCAATATATTAAGATATATTTGCCAATATATTAATATTGTTTAACCGGAAAAAATTGAAATTAATTAATATTTGTTATTCTCAATATTTTCGTTATTTATTATTTTAAAACTATGATCAACAAGCAAACATTGTCTTTTGATGATGATTTTCCTGTGCTTCCTAAGACACGCAAGGGTGCCAAGGACACAAAGCATTCTGGTCATTCGCGAGCCGCTTCGCGAGCCGCTTCTCGTGATAAGCGTAACAAGAAGCAGACTCAGACAGAGTCCGGTCATCAATCTCGTCCCAAGCACATTGCACGGAAGATGATTCGGGAGCGGGCCATGGATCGTCTGGATGAGAAGTTTGACATCATCCATCCGCCTTGCCATTTCGGTGATCTTTTCGATGTGTGGGTTATCCGTGGCAAGGCATGTGAGGTGTTTCCAGGCAGTATTCCCACGTGTCCGGGATGTGTTCTGGATCTGGAGCACATGGGAGACTCCGGTATTCGTGCAGCCTTTGAGGCCAAGTATACACGATTTGAGGAGGGATGGGACATCTTGCTCATTCTGGACCAATTCAAGGATTTTCCGGAGGTCCAGGTGTGCATGTGGTGCTCACGCATGAACGTCTTCCCCCCCGCTCGTCCCGCTGGTTATTATAGTGGGCTTGAGTCGTGGGCACTTTCTTCGTGGGCACGTTCTTCGTGGGCACGTTCTTCGTGGGCACGTTCTTCGTGGGCACGTTCTTCGTGGGCACGTTCTTCGTCAAGCAGTCGATGGGGAAGTTGTGAGGTAGATGATATCTACTGGGGACTACATTCCCCTCCCTCCCCCTATCAGTCCCTCTATCCTGGGTCTCAGTCTGTACCTCCGTACTATCCTGAGGCTCCGTACATCCCAGTGGATGATGTGTTCAGTGAGGATGATGACGGAGACTCGGGTGTGTCCCCGTGAAAGAGCGGATCATGTGTGGGGCGGATCGTGTGTGGGATATAGATAGTATGTGTTTGTTTGTTTGTTTGTTTATTTATTTGTCAAAATAAAAATGATTCAAAAACATTTTATTTTGTTTATCTATTAAACACTTATTTATCTTTTTTTATATTTTTATAAACCGGTTAAAGGACAGAATTCGATTAAATTTATCTGTGTCAATTGATAAGAGAATATAAATTTATTATTTTTTCTATAAAATTAACTTTTTTTCTATTTATAATTTATTAATAATAATGCCTCTCTCTGATAGAAGTAGAAAAGTATTATATGGTTTAATTGCCGTTGTAGTATTAATCGTTATTTATTTTCTATTAATAAAACCAGAAAATTTTGATACTGTAAAAGGTATGAATGAAGTAAGAATCCCTGCCATTTACGATGATACTTCAAGAACTCTTATGTCTGGATCTCAATTCTTAGGCGTACCACCTGAAGTTGCTACTGCTTGGGGATCAGCTTATGGTGATCCTGAAGAGAAAAATGATCCACATGATATGATTGATTTCAATACTGTTCCATGCAGTAGATCTTGCTGTTCTCCACAATATCCAACACCATTTGATGTACCAACTAATGATGGTATTGATGGATCTAAATATCAACCAAATAATATGTTTTGCAATAACAATTTAGAAAATTCTGCCTGTCTATGTTTAACACCATCTCAATCTGAATGGTTAGCATCTCGTGGAAATAATTGCCATTCACCATCTTGCAAATCAGGATCATGTTCTCCTTAATTTTTTGCGCTTTAATTTTAGATAATTATTCTTCTTTATATATATTATCTAAAATGCATTATTATGAAAAAAATATAGTTGATATTAAAACTGAATATACAAATTTTTTATTGAATATAATGGCACCATTAGTATATGAAGGAATAAAATCTATGTATGATAGAGCAATAGATGTTGAAAAGGAAACAGAACAACAAGTATTAAATGGCACTGTTAATGAAAATCCCGGTGTTTTAAAAATATTCCAACATTTTCTTAAAAATATCCAAACATTAAATTCTCAATTAATTGAAGCTGAAATGATTAGAATTAGAGATGGAAGTAAACATGCTGATATTTTCGAAAAATTAATTAGAGCAACATTCAAGTCATATATAATATTACTAACATATAATGCTTCTGGAAAAGAATGTAAATTAGTAACAGAAAAATTTCATGATAGAATTGTTATTAAAGATTTTATTCATAAAGTTTATGTTGAAGCAGCAAAAAATTTCTTTTTAAATCCTGAATTATTCTGGCATCAATATTCAACATTAGAACAACAAAAAAATAAACGTGATGCTATTAATATTATAAAAGAAGCTATAAAAGAAGCTTTGATAAAGGTTTTACCAATGAATGATATATTAACTGAATATTTACATAATGATTATATAATAGAAACCGAAGAAATAAAAGAACAAAAAGTTAGAAATATCTTAATGGAAGAAGAAAATATAAATTATTTTAATGATAATGATGATGTACCAAAAGAAGAACAAATTGGTGGAGATGATAATGAATTGATGACAAAATTAAATAAAAGTGTATCGAAGTTAGATGAAATAATAGATCATAAAAAAGTAGAAGAACATATAGTTGAACAGAAAGAATATGAAGATAAAATGAATCGTTTTGCAACACTTGATTTTGGAGGAGATAAAAAAAATACAAATAACATCACAAAAAATAATGATGGGAAAAACAATGATGCCAATGTTAATGCTAATGAAAATGATGATTATGATATTAGAGTATTAAAACCAAACATAAATGAAAAAGAATATTATGATGCTTTATTTGCATAAATATTTTATGTAACTTTTTTTTCATAAGATCAAACGATATTATTGATGTTTAATAAAATTTAAATATATAACTTTAATATATAAAAATCAATGTCAGTTGAAATTTTAAAAAATCCTGTAATATTTGGTTTATTAGCTGGTGCTATAGTTTATAATTATATGGCATGGAATAGAAAAAAACAGATTGAAAAAAGATTAAAAAAAGGAAAAACTATTAAAAAATCTTTGCAACAAAATGATATAATTATACCTGCAATTATTGCTGTCATAGTATGGTTTATTGCGTATGCTTATTTTAATTATAAAGAAGAAAAAACATTAATTCAACAAAAACCAGTACAAGGTGGTATTAATCCTACATTACCAACATTACCATCACTACCCAATCAACAATTGGGTGGAATTAATTCATCTGCTAGTGATGTTGCAAAATCATTTACATTAGTAAATAAAACTGGCATTACTATGCCAAATGTATTTGTATAATTTATTATTTAATTTTATTTTATTTTATTTAATATATATGAATAAATTGTTGTTAATTATATTATTGTTAATAATTGTTGTGTATTTATATAAATATAAAAAAACAGAAAATTTAACAAATACTGAAGCGGTAAATAATATTGCAAAAGTATATTCCGATATAACAGGTACAGTTGCATTTAATAATGCAAATATAACTGGATTAGCAAATATGACTGGTTCAGCAAATATTAAAAATGCAACCTTAACTGGTATAAATAATATTAATGGTATAAATTTTGATGCAAGTGGATTTAATGGAAAAAAATTTCAATTTGTAAATGAAACAGGTAAAATACGTACCGAGGGGAGTATGTATGCTAATAGTATGGTCTGTAGTGATTTTAATTCAACTACAATGAAAGTTGATGGTAAATTAACTGTTGGTGGTGTAATAGATGTTTCTAAATCTGCAATGTATACATGGAGGATATGCTCGCCAAATGGGGGTTCTTGTATGGAAATAGATGAGGAGGGTTACGTAAAAATTTATAAACTTAGAAGTGACGGTGGTTATGATTTATACAAAACATTAAAATATGTATAGTAATTTTTCCAAACTGGTTAAAGGACAAGTCTATTTATTATTTTTTCTTTCTTTCTTTTATTTATAAATATGGGTATAAAAGATGTTGATCTAAGAAATGGTTCTTCCCTTCCCATTAGACAATTTAAATTTGAAGATATGGTTATAAATCCAGCCATAGTGATGGTTGCAAAACGTGGATCTGGTAAGAGTTGGGTTGTGCGTGCAATTATGCATCATTTTAGAAAAATTCCAGTTGGAATTGTAATATCACCAACAGATAGAATGAATTCATTCTATAATAATTTTTTTCCAGATACATATATTCATTATGAATATAAAACCGATTTAATTCAGAAAATTCTAGCAAGACAAACCGAATTTTGTGAAAAAGAGAAAAAGAGAAAAGAACAAGGAAAAAATCTAGATGCTAGATCATACATTATAATGGATGATTGTTTGTCATCTAAAGGCACATGGATGAGAGATCCACCAATTCAAGAATTATTATTCAATGGCAGACATTATCAAATAATGTATATCTTAACTATGCAATATCCATTAGGTATTACGCCTGAATTAAGATCAAATTTTGATTATTTTTTTCTATTAAAAGAAGAAACAGTATCAAATCAAAAGAGAATTTATGATCATTATGCTGGCATGCTTCCTAATTTTAATTCATTTGTACAAGTATTTACAAAATTAACTTTAGATAATAATTGCATGGTTATTGATAATAGGAGACATGTTGCAAATCCACTTGAACGTATATTTTGGTATAAGTCACCTGATTTAACTGGTGTGAGAGTAACTTTTGGATGTAGACAATTTCAAATGTTCCATAAAAATAATTACATTAAAGATTGGAAATTAAAAAAATCATCTGTTGATTTTGGTGCTTTATGCAATCAAATTAGAAAAACAAAATCTGTATTAGATGTTGAAAAACAAGAAATAGACGATAATGGTAATGTAATTGATCAAAAAATGAAATCACAGCAAAAGTTTATAAGGCACTGACAAAATATTTATTAATTTTTTCTGCTTTTCTCTTATCTAAATCATTAAGACTTAATATCCAAGGATCTGGTCTTGAGAACATTGTTTCAAATACATCAGATGGAAATACTGGTTCATTTAATTCATCTTGATATGATTTTGGTAAATATCTATATATTATTTTTTCTTTTGGTTTTTCTCTATCTCTATATCTATAATATTGATCTATATATAATATTAAAAAACCAACTAATAAAATTATTACACCAATTGATTTAATATTCATTAATATAATAAATCAATATAAATTATTTTATTCATTATTTTATTCAGAATTTTGTTTCTTCATTTTTGCGAGTAATTCTTTTGCTTTATTAATATTTTCAGTTACTGTTTGTGTAAGATTCTTATTTTCATTTAATTCATTTAATTTTTCTTTAAGTTGAGTTAATTCAGATGGTTTTGATTGTTCTTGTTTACGTTTTTCTTCTAAACGCTTTCTTAAACGTTCTTTAATAGTATCATTTGTACGTGGTTTCTTAGCTACAACTTTTGTAGCTGTTGCAGATTCTGTATCATTGGCACTAGCATCAACATTATCATTCTTTTCACTTAATCCTTGTTTGATCATTTCTTCTTTTTGTTTTTTATGTTCAGATTTACTCGAATCAATCATTGCCTTTTTCTTTCCAACTAATGCATTTAGTTGATTAAGTTGTTTTTCTTGTTTTTCAACAACTGATGCATTAATACCATCCATAACTTCTTGTTCTTTTTTATTATCGAATTTTTCATTTTGTACATATTTGCGATCAGATGGATCTGGGTCCCATGCATACCATTTACCATTGGTCATAACAAATATATCAAAATATTTATCAGTTTGCTGTAATTCTTTAGCTGCTTTATCAGCTTCTTCATATGAATTAAAAATAGCGGGTTTGCCTTTATAATTACGAATTTTTAAAGCTCTGATATTACAATTAATAATCCCTTCTGGAGAAACAAAAGAAACTAAAATATATACAGTATTATCATTTTTAACTGGATCTTCTTCAAGATTATCTACCTTTGTATAAGTTTCTAAATCTTCTTCTAATGTAGTATCAAATTTAGAATCATTTGATAGCTTATGATTGTTCGAAACATCATTTAACAGAGATTCTGATTGTACTTCGGTCATTTAATATTTTTAATATTATAATCAAATGTTTAAATATATAAATAATAAAAAATTAATTTTGAATTAAAATGATGGATGATATGGCCAATCAAGATGTGAACATATTTTACGCCAAGTTAGATCTTGTAATTTTAATTTATCTCTACTTTTCAATAAAGTATGATATTTAACATTATTCATCATTTTTGTATACACTTCATCATCATTTCTCTTTTTAGCAAAATCAGCTAGAATTAAAAAAATCTTATGTAATGTGTAAGATGTATTGAGATAATTAGATCTATCTTCAGATTTATAAATTTGATAGGGTTTTTGAGTTGCTTTGGCCATATTTACAACAATCTCATGTTCATCTCTTGTTAAAGATGGTAGAGGAATGCCAGTAATAGTAGAAAAAATTAGATAAGAATGTTCATAATAAGTACTTAAACGGTATTTTTTTAATATACGTTTAATAATATTAGGTGTTATATCGTCTTTATCTACTAACATTTTTTTAATCTCTACATCAACTAAATCATAAATATCCTTAGGTATAACTGTAGTTTGTTTACCCTGAAATTGATTTAATCGTTCGATTAAATGATTAATTGTTTTATACGGATATTTTGGTTTATCATTTGCTGAATCTTTATGGGATGGAATCTCACTCTCAATAATAACATATTCAAATTTGCCACATTTTTGACAAACAAAAATACCTTCAGATTGAATTAAAGTCTGTTCAATATCACATGTAGGACATATCTTTATAGGTGGAAGTTTTATTTTTTTACAAACATATGTTGGATCAGTTAACATTAAATATTGATTTTTCAATGTTCCTTTTTCAATAACTATTGATGACATAGTATCTTCTGAGTTTGTTAATGTATTTGGTGTTAGAAAATTTAATATATTTCCAGTTATATTATCATCTTCTTGTTTTTTTTTATATTTTTTACTTTTGACTTGTTTTTTTCCAGTTGTTGAGGATAACTCATCAAGATATTTATTTGATAGTGAATCTTTCGAATCATTGTTTTTAATATTTATATTTACATCATCATATTGATCATCATTAATTTCATCAACATCAATTTTATTTTCATCTTTATAATAATTTAATAAAATATCACCTGTTTTAATAAAATAATTTAGATCATCATTTAATACTGATAAGTTTGTATTCATATTTTCGAACATTTTAATCTTATTTTTTATTGAATTAATTTTTCTATAATTTTCTTCATAATTAGATTGTAATTGATTTAATTTTTGATTTAATAAATAAATTTTTTTTTTATTTTGTTCTACTAATTTTTGTCCATCATTGAATTTTTCAATCGTTTGTTTATGTATCTCATCTAACGTACCTTGTTCATTAACTAACTTAACTTTACTTGGTTTTGATTTGAAAATTGACATTAAAACAATCTTAATATGATTTTATAAATCATATTTTTTTAAGTAAAAATTTTCTACACAAAAAACGAATATTTAGAAAATTAAGATAATAAAGTAATATTATAATGAAAAAGTATATATATATGCTATTTTATGATTAAATATTAAATTAATAATTATTATTTTTATTATAAAAAATATTTTTTTCTAATTCCTAATATATACTAAAATGGGTGGTGGACTTATGCAATTAGTTGCTTATGGCGCTCAAGATGTTTACCTTACTGGTAATCCTCAAATTACATATTTCAAGGTAGTATACCGTAGACATACTAACTTTTCCATGGAATGCATCGAACTTCCATTAGACTCTGCTGATTTCGGTAAAAGAATCACAGTTCAAGTTCTCCGTAATGGTGATCTTGCCACAAGAATGTACATCAGAACTGTTCTTCCAGCTCTTACAACTACAAATGCTCCATTTGTTGCGGATGATGTATACAATACTCGTGTTGCATGGGTTAAACGTGTTGGTCATGCTCTTATTAATAACATTGAACTCACAATTGGTGGTTCCCAAATTGACAAACACTGGGGTACTTGGATGGATGTATGGTATGAACTTACCCATACCGTTGATCAAGAACGCGGTTACAATGCTATGGTTGGTGATGTACCTCAACTCACACAACTCCAAGGTGCTGACGCTGCTAATACCACAATTATTGATGAATATCAATTATATGTACCTCTTCAATTTTCCTTTAACCGCAATACTGGTTTAGCTCTTCCTTTAATTGCTCTTCAATACCACGAAGTACGCTTCAACATTGAATTTGCAAATGTTTCTGATCTTGTTGTATCATCTGGATATTCCAGTGCATCAACTTCTGGTCTTCACCTCGGTTCTTCTGGTCTCATGGTTGATTATGTATACCTTGACTCTGAGGAACGCCGCAGAATGGCTCAAGTTGGTCACGAATACCTCATTGAACAACTTCAATTCAACTCTGCTGAAAGCTTAGTTGGTTCTGCTTCCCAAACTAGATTAAATGCCAAACACAAATTAGAATTCAACCATCCTACTAAGGAAATTCAATTTGTACCCCAACTTGGTGTATGGAATGATGGCAGCAAATTCCTAACTTATTGCGGTGATCGTAATGAAGCAGCAGCTGTTGAATATGGTGCCCAAAATGCCGCTGCTGGTATGTTTATGTGTGCTTCTGGTGCTGTTGTTGGCTGGCAAAAATTAGTTTTACCAACAGTTGCAGCACAATCATCACAATATGTTAAACCAACTAATTCTGATGCAAGCAGAAATAGTGTTGATATTACTGTACTTGTAAACAATAAATCATCCGTAGTTAGCGATTTTGGATGCTTATACTTAAATCCATCTGCACTTGGCAATAGCTCTGTACATTTAAGTGATAAAATCTCATCTGTATTAGTTACTATTGATGTATCTGGTAGTCACAGTGCTCGTGTTGTTACTTCCACTACAACCGGTGATGCTTCAACATATCAAGAATGGGCTACAGTTACAACTGCTCGTCTTCTTCCAACTAGTGCCGTAACTGTTGTATCTCACACTCTAACTCTTGCCGATTTATCTGTACCTGTAAGTGATCTAAATGATGCCCGCGCATCTAAATATATTACTGTAACCGATCCTCGTGATGTAGTTGTATGGGATACTACCAACTATGGCTTAGATCTTAATGGCAATGGTAATTTAGTATCTAATGCCCAACTTAAACTCAACGGTCACGACAGATTTGATGTTCAAGATGGCCCCTACTTCAACTATGTACAACCATATCAACATCACACTCGTACCCCAGCTGATGGTGTTAACGTATACTCATTCGCTCTTAACCCTGAACAACACCAACCCTCTGGCTCTGCTAACTTATCTCGTATTGATACCACTCTCCTTGTTGTACAATACGCTGATAACCTCAGAAACAACAACTTATCTGGTGATTCAAATGGTTCTGTCCAACTTGCATCTCTCTTTGATAACACTATAGTTAACATTTATGCTTTCAGCTACAATGTTCTCAGAATCATGAGTGGTATGGGAGGGCTTGCTTATGCGAACTAGACGTGTGTTGGATTGTTTTGTTGTTATACTTTTTTCAAAATTAGATATTTATTATTCTATAAAAATTGAATTTGAAATGTGTTAAAATTAATATTAATATTTCTGTTTATATTAATATTATGGAACGTGGGTCAAGAATTAAAAGTTTTGATGCTTTAGAAGAGAGATATGCAAAGGAAGACAAAAAGAACATTCAAAATTTACTTGATGCATTTGAAGATTTTGAAGTAACAGAAGCTCGAGCAAGAAAATTTATCGAAGAAAAAAGACATAAAGTAAAAAGATTTCCTAAAAAACCAACAAAGATTACAGACTCTAAAGAAATTAAAGAAATTAAACAGGATAAAATTCCAGTTAAAAAAGAAATTGTAAAAAAAGAAGTAGTAAAATGTGAATATTCAGATGATGATAATGAAGTTAATGAAGTTATTAATGTTAAAAAAATAGATGTTGTTAAACCAACAAAGAAAAAAATTATTCATGAATCTTACGATTCATCAAATGAATCAGATGAATCTGATAAATCTGATAAATCTGATGATTCAAATGATGATGATCATAAAGTTATAATTAAAAATAAATCTGATGATCCAAATTCAGATGAAGAATCCTTATCAAAGATTCAATTATTAAATCAAGAATTATTTAAAGAAAATTCAAATAAAAGTAGAAATGACCAAATTAAAGCAGCATGGAAAACATTACAAGAATATACAATACCAGATAAAGATAAATTAACAATTAAAAAATCACATCCAGGACATTTTGTTACAATGGGTAGAGGATGTGGATCATTAAAAAATCCCCATTGGTTGGTTGAAGATATAAATGGTAATGAATATTATATAATGTATTGTGAAAAGAATGGTTATACTAAATTTTCTGTTGAGGATTATAAAGAAGTGATTAATCCATCAGATAATTTTTATCAAACTTGGAATTATCATATAGCTACTGGATATATAACATCACATGTTAAAAAAGATGGTACAAGAAGTATTTCTTATCTCCATCAAGTCATCTGTAAAAAGCATAATGTAAAAAAATATTCTACATTATCAGTAGATCATATAAATCGAGATAAACTTGATAATAGAAAAGAAAATCTTCGATTCGCAACTCAATCCGAACAAAATCAAAACACAGATAAAAGAAATAGAAAACACAATGCTAAACCATTACCAGACGGTTTAGAACAAAAAGATATGCCAAAATATGTTTTATATTATTCAGAAAAATATGGAACAAATAAAGATAAATTTAGAGAATGGTTAAATGTAGAAAAACATCCTAAACAAAATGGTAAAAAATGGTCTACATCAAAATCAATGTCAATTACAATTCAAGATAAACTTAAACAGGCTAAAGCAAAATTAGAAGAATTAAATTTATAATTTATTTATTAATTAAACTCTAGCTGAATTTCAGATTCAGATTATGAATTAAACTCTAGCTGAATTTCAGATTCAGTTTATGAATTAAACTCTAGCTGAATTTCAGATTCAGTTTATGAATTAAACTCTAGCTGAATTTCAGATTCAGTTTATGAATTAAACTCTAGCTGAATTTCAGATTCAGATTCAGTTTATGAATTAAACTCTAGCTGAATTTCAGATTCAGATTCAGTTAAAGGATTTAAAAATTTCTCAATATCATTCTGTCCCATATTTCTTTTAGATATTTCTCCATGATTAGTCAATAAATATGTATTAATGAAATTATATGCTTCCAAAATTTGTTGACAATTTCTTGCACCAGTAATAACAATAGATCCTTTTTCAAAAACAAAAATAGAAATTTTTTTATCTCCACATTTATATTTCATATCAACAGAAGCATGTAACTCTGGATTATAAGATACTTCATATGAATCTTTGGTTAATAATTTGAATAGATTCGGACGATTAATTTTAATTGGGAAAATAAACTTGCTTACTATCATTGCAACGTAAATGTTCTTAATTGATTCAAGATTTAATTTTGTAAAATCATTACAGAATGGTTTTTCTTCAACTTTCATTGTATGAGGATTTACAATAGCTTTAATTTTTGATAATTCTTTAAAAATAATATCAAGTGTATCAATTGCATTCTTAACAACTTTACATCCAGTCATCTGAATAGATCCATTTGTAAATAATTTAATATTAACAGGTTTATCTTTTTTATTTGGAATTAAAATCTTCAATGATACTTGATTAAAAAATACTTTCTTCTTACGTTTAATCTTTTTTCCTTTTTTACGTTTAGATAAAGTTCTATTTGTCATATTATTTCCAGTTCGACCATAACTAATATCCATAATACATTCTGGATTTAAATCAATATATTTAGCAATGTTAGCAACATTAAATATAATATCTAAATCACAAATTACCGTCATAGTATTTATCATAACATCATCTGGAAGTATATGTTTTCTAATATCTTCTTCCAACTTTTTCTCCAATTTAAGATTAATTGATTCTTCCATTGTATGTATGATTGAATTATTTGTTATTTCATTATTTGTCATTGAATTATGTAATGATTAATAATTAATTAATAATTCAAATAACAAATTATTTTATCAATTTTTTTTATTAAAGATATAAATATATATAATATATATTTAGATGGGAGACAAAAACGTATCAGTTGAAAAAAAAATCTTATCATTTGATGTTGGCATAAAGAATCTTGCCTATTGTATTTTACACAAAAAGGATGATCATGTAAAAGTGTTGGATTGGAATATTATTAATTTAGTTGATGATCGTGATCTTTGTCAATTTGAATTAAGAAATAAAAAAATTTGTGGTAAAATTGCAAGATTTATTTCCCCACATAATAACCAAAAATATACAACATGTAAAGCTCATTCTCTAAAATATGTTCCAGAAATAAATAAACTTGAAGAATCTAACTCATTCAAATGTAATCATCTGAAATGTAAAAACCCAGCATGTGTTATGGTAGCTAATAAAGAAGACTTGGCATTTTGTGATAAACATGAAAAAGATACAAAAAAAATTATATCACAATTTAAACCTAAAAAACTATTAGGTCAGAATTGTTCTCAACAACCAATACAAGAATTGTCGACAAAACTATTTTCAAAACTTGATGCAAATAAAGAATTTTTAAATGTTGAAGAAGTTTTAATAGAAAATCAGCCATCATTAAAAAATCCCAATATGAAAACAATTGCAACATTATTGTATTCTTATTTTATCTTTAGAGGTATCATTGATAGACCTATAACAAAGTCACCTTTAATTTATGTTAAATTTATTTCACCATCAAATAAATTAAAAGTTAATAAAAAAATAACTGATGAAAGATTAAATGAAGCAAAAGATAAAAAAGAAGAATATGATATCACAAAAGGATTGGGATTAATATATTGTCAAACTTTAATTAATGATGATGAAAAAAAATATCTTGATACACATTCTAAAAAAGATGATCTATGCGATGCATATCTGCAAGGATTTAGATATTTATATATTGATGGGCTACCCGAATGTTATTCAACAAAACTTACAACAATAAATAATAATGATCTGACAGTAACAAAGATTAAAAAAGTAAAAAATAAAAAGAATAATCAAAATTAATTATTATCAATAATTGTTTCCTCATAATAAGATAACAACGGAATTTGAGGTGGAATTGTTAATTTTGTAGTGATTGTTTGATTAAACTTTGAATCACGATATTTATCAATTGGTATTGGTCCACCAAATTTTTCTAGAACTTCTTTTGGTCCAGCCGGTTTAATCGTACATTCTACTCCATATATTTCTCTATATAATTTTTTAATTAAGCTTAATCTAATTTGTTTTCTATATTCGTCAATATGATTATTATAGCCTAACATACAACTCCACGAACAAAAATTACCAAATACATAATATTTATTATTATGATATTTTTCTGGTAAAAATAATGGTGCAGTGTCAAAATTATATGTACAATGCCAACATGCAACTTTTGTTTTGTCTGTTATAACCAACTTATTGGTTTCCAAATTAATCAAACCAAGATTAATTAATGTTTTTTTAGCATCTTTTGTAATGGTTAGTATATTTTCTTGACAAATATTTTTAAAATTCTTAAGATTATTTTGCAAACCTTTTATAATTTCATCACGTTTTGCAATCTCCTGTAAGAGTTTAGTTATATCATTTTCTTCATCATTTGTTGTAAAATTATTTTTTAAATCTGAATCATCATTTTCAGTTTCATCTTTAATTGTATACATATTTTTTGTATCAGAACTATCATCAAATACTGGTAAATGCAAGATTAATTCTTCTTCATTTGAATCTTTTCTAACTTTTGTTTTTGTCTTAATTACTTCCGACTTCTTAGTTTCATTTACTTTATGTAATGGGGGTCTACCGCGTTTTCTTTCAACTGGTTTATTATTTTTAGGTTGGACGTTATTTTTTGTAGACATTGATATATTATTAAATTAATATATCTTTATTTGTCTTTATATTAAATATGGTTATAAATTCAATTTTTAATTAAGATTATCCTGTTGTAAGATTTTTTCTTTTTCCTTTAGTTGAAGAACCAAATGAAATAGATGAAGCTTTAATCATAGGTTGTTTAAATTGATTCTGTAAAGTCTTATTAACAGATATTACACTACGGCTAGATTGATTTGAAAGAGTTGATCTTGAATCTGAATCTTTAGCTGAAGTTTTGGGCATTATATTTCTATTTCTAGAACTTAATCTATCAGATTCTGGACTTTGTTGACTCATTTCTAGTTTTTGTTTCATTTGATTAAATTTATTATCATCTTCAGCTAACATTTTTTGTAATTGTTGATATTCTAATTCTTGTCTCTTTAATTCTTCTAAATCTTTAATCTTTTGTACTGCATTCGTATGTTCTTTATCAAATAATTCATCAAATCCAGTATTTGATTTTTGTTGTGGTACATTAACCGGATTATTAGATTGGGATTGGGATTGAGCTTGTGCTTGAGCTTGTCCAGCTAATGCTTTTGCACGTAATTTTTCAAGCATTCCTTCATCACTTTCTAATTTACTAGCCATACCAGGAATAAATTTATGAGCATTATTTTTACCACCGACAACAATAACTGTACCAATTAAAGTTACAAATAATCTCATCCATGGATTCATCTTTTTTCCTGGAACATTATAATGCTCATAAATTTCACCTAAAATTTCATAATAAGTATTTTTATCAGCAGACACTTCATTGCTTAAACCTTTAAGACTAATATCAAATGGATTATATCTATTATTTACTAATTCAACACCTTTAACCGCACCAATTAGAATATGGTTATAAAGTTGCATCCAATTACGCTTGGTTCTAATACTTGTATGTAACTCATATTCATATTTCATCATATAATAATCATCATTAATAGAATAATTAGTTACTTTACATCCAAGATCTCTTAATTCACCTAATTTTCTCATGTATTCTAATCTTCTTAATCTTTTCTCATTGGCAGATAATGATTCATAATCGTCAATATCATCATTTGTTTTTGAATTATTATTTGTATTATTATTTGAATTATTATTTGAATTATTATTTGAAGAATGATTAGGTGATTGATGCACATCTTCATTATCTCTATCAGTATCATTATTTTCATGAATACTTGCAGTATCTTTATCATTATTTTTACTTTCATCTTCTTTTTTATATGAATCAAAATCTTCATCTATATCATCATTATCATAATTTTGCTGATTATTTTTATTATAATATATTCTTTCGTCTTTATCTTTTATTTTGTCACTATTTGCAAAATTTTCCACCTTCATGTCGGTATTTTCTGTAATATCTGTATTGTTAAAATTAAATTCTTGTTCACTATCTGACATAATATAATTATTATTAAGTAAGATTTATATAAATAAATTACGCAATAATTATATAATGTATACAGATTTTGAAACCGCATTTGTTGATAAAACATCTGAATTGGATAAAATTGCAAGAGATATTAATAATAAAAAAAAAGATCTCTATAATTCTGTATATAATGATTATAATCAACAAAAAATAAAATGGAATTCAGATATTAAAGAATTTAAATCAGATATTATTCATCCCAAAACTTTAAATTCAACAGATATTGATTATGAAACTAATATTGAATATGGTACAGATATTGAATCAATATCAATAGATTCACCTGAATTAGATTCAATAATTGATTCAGGTAAATATAAAACTAATTCAATAAGTAATTATGTTAATAAAAATTATAATAAAAAAAATAAAAATAAAAATATTGCATGTAAAAATATTAAACCAAAAGAAGATATATTTTTACATATTAAAAATTGTTATGATTGTAGAGATAAATTAATAAAATATCTTAAGATGGAATATAAAGAAAAGAATGGAAATACGAATAAATCAAAAACTAATTCTATATTTAGTTATTTTGGATTTATTGAATCAAATGAAATTATTGTTATTATTGTAATTGGAATTATTGTAATATTTATATTAGATTTTTTAATGAAATCTGTTGTTAAATCTTAAATTTTTTCAGAATTTAATTCAATAAACTTCCAAGTTATAAATAATGTTTTATTGTTCATTATATAGATATTTAATTTATTTTCTTTTAGTTTTTTTGCAATATAGGTGATAATATCAATATCTTTACAACCATTAAAATCAATAAAAGTTGATTCAGGTAATTCAAAAATTAAATCAGTTAAACCATTTTTTTCAGCCTCTATAATCTTATCTGCACATAGATTATACATTTCAACTAATTTTGCTCTAACTTTTAATCTTCTGTCTTGAATATTCTTAATTAATATTGATGAATTAAAATTTATATCTGGATCCGAATTTATATTTTTATCTTTGGAAATAGAATTTATAGTTAATCTACCTTTGGGGAGATAATCAATTGTTTTAGCTGGCATCAAATTGTCTATAGTAATATTGTTCATTCGATTTGTCTATATTTATATAAAATAATATTTTGTTATGACATATAACGATGAATAAAAACATAGATATGGAAATTTTAGAATTAATTGGTAAAACTAAAATAAATAAAAGAATTTTAATTCTATCTGGTGGTGGTATATCTGGTATATTATATGCCGGAGTATTTAGGGCATTAGATGAGCTTTCAATATTAAAAAATATTGATACAATTGTTGCAGTATCAGCTGGATCTCTTTATAGTTGTATGTATTTAATGGGTTATACATCAAAAGAAATTATAAAATTTTCGGAAGTTTTTAATTATAAAAAATTATCTACAATTAAGAATTTTGATAATTTATCTTTGAGTAAGATATTACTTGAATATGGATTTGATAATGGAGATAATTTTAAAAATGTATTTGAAAAAATTGCTAAACAGAAAAATATTAATCCAGATATAACATTATTAGATTTCTACAAATTAAATAAGATTAAATTCATAATTGGTGTTACAAATGTTGATAAATTATGTGAAGAATATTTATCTTATGAATTGACACCAAAAATAAAATTATTTGATGCTATAAGAGCTACATCATCTGTTCCTATATTTTTTACACCAGTAAAACTTAATGACAAATTATATATTGATGGTGGTGTTACAAATAATTTTCCAATTAATCTATATATCAACAATATGGAAGAAATAATTGGTATAAATATATCAAATCCTAGATCTATTTTATCAAATGATAATTTTTTTAATTATTTAATGAATATAATAAATGGAATGTTATTAGGATGGCAAACAAGTATTATTAGAATGTGCAAAAATAAACATATTTTTGTTATTAATACAAATATAAAAAATATGATCAATTTCAATATATCATTAGAAGAAAAAAAAAGATTAATAAAATTAGGTTTCGATACTATTATGAATTCAGATCTTAATCCTCTTCAGAATCAGATGAATCATATTTAATTAATCTGGCGTAAATTTTAGCCATATCAGATGTAATTTGTTTTGGTTTACCTGTATTTGTAATATCATTACCAAGTATTGTACCAAAATCTTTTGATATACCAAATTGATCTTCTAAAACACTTTTAAATTCACCAAATTTCATTGAATCGTATTTTTTAGTTTCTAAATCTCTTTCAGCCATTTTTCTTTTCAGTTCATCACCTGATAATTTATTATTTTTATAATTGGAATAATCATTGTTATATTCAAAATCAGATTCAGAACCAGAACTAGATGATGATAATTGTTCATTATCAATTTTATTTATTCTAGTGAATTTAGTTTGATCTTTAAAATTATTATTTTCATTGAAAATATCGCCGTAATTTTGATCGATTGAAATAAAATTACCTAGACCAGTATCATTAAAAGCAGAGAATTGATCTTCATAACGTACCAGTTCACCAGCTTCTTGACGTTTTTTAGTTTTTTTCTCTTCTTTTCTTTTATTTTTCTCAAATAATTTATTAAATTCATTTGGATTAAAAGATCTTCCCTCGAACATATTTTTCTTAGATAATTCAATTGATTCCATATCTCTTTGTGCTAATAATTCTTGTACGTTTTTATTAATTTCTTCTTTATTTAATTTTGTTTCTGGTTCAGGATTAAAACCTCTTAATTTATTTAATTTATCATTTTCTTTTCTAAATTCTAATTCAGATTTTTTTTTTGTGTCTTCAGTAATTCCTGATTCTTGTAATTTAATAAATTCCTCAAATGACATTTTTTGATTTGAAATGTCAGAAGATTTTAATGTTTTTTGTTCTAGATCATAGAATTTTTTCTTTTCAGGATTAGTTAAAACTTCACCAGCTAAACGAATTAAAGGATATTGTTCTTGTCTAACTTTTCTTTTAGATTCTGATAGTAATTTTAATTTATCTGGATGATATTTTGCTAATAAATGTCTATATTTTTTTTTAATTTCACTCATTTCAGCATCACGTGGAACTCCTAATATTTTATAATAATCATAACCATGTGATTTTAATTTATTTAAATAACTATCATTTTCATTATTATTATTATCATTGTTATTTGCTTCATTACTTTTTTTACTTCTCATTTTCTCGAATATTTCTTCATCACTTAATTTCTCACTCATGAATAATATAATTTTATAGTGATATATTTTTGAATTAAAAAAAACGAATATTAAATATATTTTGGATTAAATATATTTTGGATTAAATATATTTTGGATTAAATATATTTTGGATTAAATATATTTTGGATTAAATATATTTTGGATTAAATATATTTTGGATTAAATATAT